TCCTCGATACTCCAGCAGTCGACGGTGAAGATGGTCTTCCTTGGGTTCAAATCTGGTCGCACGGATTCCAAGGTCCAGGTGGTTGGTACATTGAGAATTCTCTCACAACTCTTGGCAAAACTGACCCCGTTTCTGAGTACAACACAGTTCTTTGGAATTCTGGCGTTGAAGCCAACAAGGAAATTGCTCGTAAGCAGAAGCGCAAGTTGACCTATATCGCAAACGTTCTTGTGATCTCTGACGCCAAGCGTCCGCAAAATGAGGGCAAGGTGTTCTTGTTCAAGTTCGGAAAGAAGATTTTCGACAAGATCAAGGAGCAACTTGAGCCGCAGTTTGCTGATGAGACTCCAATGAATCCTTTCGATTTTTGGAAGGGTGCAAACTTCAAGGTCAAGATTCGTAACGTCGAAGGCTATCGCAACTATGACAAGTCGGAGTTTGAATCTCCTGCTGCGTTGTTCGATAGCGACGATGCGAAGATTGAGCAGGTTTGGAAGTCAGCACATTCGCTCAAGGATTTCTTGAAGGCTGATAACTTCAAGTCCTATGATGAACTCAAGGCGAAGTTGGATAAGGTTCTTGGTGCTGGTGGCGTTGCTGGTGCATCTGCAAAGCGTGTTGATGATGAGGAAGCAGCCGCTCCTGTCATTCGTTCTGCTCCAGCCAAGAAGGTCACTGCTGAGAATGTCAGCGTCGAAGATGACGATATGGCATTCTTCGAGAAACTTGCTGCTGAGTAATTTCGATTAGAAAACGGTAGGTGTTTTCGGGGGGACTTTAAGTCCCCCTTTTTTATGCTCTGTAAGAACTGATTGCTGCTTCTGGATTCGATGTGAATGGGAATTCTGTTGTAGTCTTTTTTGTCACATCAACAATTTTTTGATTCAATGCGCCAACTGCAGCAACCATTTGATTCTGTACTATATTAACTTGCCCCAAAGCGACTTTAGCCTCAATTGCTGCTTCAACATTTTGTTCTACTTTTGGTTTATCTTCAGCAGAAGGTATAGTAGCAACTGGTGCATTTGTAGTAGAAACAGTGAGTGGTGGTGGTGATGTTCTCACAGTATCGGCAGTAGCGACATTTCGTCTTATGTCACCTGCAGTGCTATTACCCATTTTTGCATATTGAGAAAGCCAAGATTCTTGATATTTTGCGACTGATAGTCCAGGGTTCATTGCTAGTGCTCGAGCATCTATCTTACCTTCAATATTACCAGTGTACCATGCAACTGGAACTTTAGAAACATCGCCGCCTGTAGCAACTAAAATCTCATTCACATACGCAGCTGCAACACGATCTTGAACATCTGGTGGAGCATCGACTGCTCTTTTGTATTGCGTTCCAATACCATACTTTTTTGTCAACCCCTGCCAAGAACTATCCACAAACTGATATGCACCAGAAGCACTAGCCTTACCATACCCCAATGCTTTAGCTCGCGCTTGCGCATCGGCATTTTTCATCACATCTGCTTGATAATTATTACCAGATTCTTTAGTTCTTATTGTTGCTAAAATGGCTTCTATTCCACCTGTAGCCGCACCAGATTGTCCTCTACCACCCGTATAATAACTTAGATCGCCAACCGCACCACCCAGATTTGATATAACGTTAGTGCCTTCTGATTTTATCGTCATTGCGGTTGGCATATACTGAGAAACTGATGCATTTTCGTGCAACAATTTAAATAAAGCAGTTGCAGTGCTGGTAATACCTTGATTTATAAGGTTATCGTTATCCGCAATGTTCTCAAGATAAAGCTCGATAAGTGTGCCACCAATGCCGCCAAGAACTCCTCCAGTAAGTGTACCTAAACCTGGAAACACCGATGTGCCCGCGAGTGCGCCGAGTCCTGCTGCAATCGGTGCGATACCAACCGATGTTATCAATTTTGAATAACCAGATATCATCTTCTCTTTAAATTTTGAATCTGATATTTTACCACTTGTTCTTTCAGCAACAAAAGTGCTCATAGTTGATAGCGTGTATGTTATGTCTGCTGCCTTTCCAACTGCAACAACTTTAGTCAATCCTCTTAATATTGGGAGTAGTTTTGACCATTCACTAACCACCTCGCGATTGTATATTCTTTCTGCTCTGGCTTTTACAGCTTTGTCTCTTTCTGCAGCTGTTTGTTGCAATCCAGGTGCATTTAAATCTCTGTTCTGTTGATAAGCTCTGTATAATCTTCGTGAGTTGGCAGCATCTAATGGTGTTTGACCAGTCCGTTGTGCTATTCTGTTGTTTATATCTCTTGATATAGCTCCTTGTTTAATTTTTCCAGCAGTTGAAGATATCATCGATCCAGCCTTTATTCCGATTGCTGTCGTAGCAGCTACGCCACCAGACAATAAAAGTGGATCGGTTTTTTGCGCTAATGACTCTGCATTTTGTATTGCTTCTGGATCAGTAATTACCTCGCCCTTGTTATTATAATATGTTGGAGTTTCTCCTTTAAATCTATCGATAGACCTTCCGAGTGTCGTCGGAAGGTTATATGCAGCATATCCTGCAAGTGCAGCTGTTCCTATACCGAGCGCAGGTGCAGCGATTGCCATCGCTAATCCAGGATTTGCAAGAATAAAATTCGCGATACTTCCACTATCTTGGTTTGTTTGCGCACCAGCACCAGTTTTCTTTTTTGCCGCAGCACCGCGTGGTCGTACACGAGTTTTCTTTACATTGCTGAGTTCATATAATTGTTTTTCAATTTCTTCGATTTTAGTTTTAACTGTTTTCGATGGTAACATCACTCTTGTGGCAAACCCAGCACTAGAGTTGAAGGACATTTTTCTTTGTCCACGAAAATATCCAAGTTCAGAATATAAGTTCATAATCAATTGACTGTTGCGCTCTGCAATTGATGTCAAAAGGTTCAATCTGTTATTGATTCGAGCGAATGTAACCTGTGTGTAGACCTTAAACTTCTGATCATTCATTTCTCTCTTACGATCTTCTTCGTCTTGTGCTTTTTGCATTGGAGTTCGTTTTCCATATGCAGTTTGCGCAACCGTTGCCAGAAATTCAGATTTTGTAATTATTCTCACCAAATTGTAAACAGAGAAACGCATAGCCATATCTTCTCGAACCATCATTGAGAATGCCGTTTTTAACGGAACATTCTTTCGTGATTGTATTGTGTAAAGATTAGTTGCTATGCTTGCTAATGACATTATCTTCTCTTACTGCGTTTAATATTTTTAAACATGTTCTTTAAATCGTTTTGAGATTCAACATTCCTTTGTTTAACTTTCTCCGTTTCTTCTCTAACCCAAGAATTTACCATTGAGATATACATATCGCGTTCCCATGGTATCATATTTTCAAGTTCAGTCAAAGTATATTTGTATTGGTGAGTTAGCGTAAACATATTGTTATAGTAACTCTTCAAATTAGCATCACGAAAGGTTAGATAAAAAAATCGTTGAGTCCCTCCAAATGTAACTTGTGTTCGAACTCACACTTACTGCATTTTGTATCAATATCATATTCAATCTTTGGCAATTTTTCAAAAAATGCTGTGATTCTATCAAATTGTTCTTGAGTTAATGATTCCAAAAACAGAACAAATTCTTCTTTTGGCGATTCATTAACATAGTACATTCCATTTTCATCGAACACATATTCAGTGCAATCATAAATCATATCAAACACTGCATTGTTACTTGGATTTTGAAGCATCAAATCAACGCTCTTAAACGATCGAAGAGTCGGAAACTTCAATTGCAATCCAATTTTATCCGTAACATATACTTTTGTTGGCACATCATCATTAGGTGGCTTAATGTCAAGAACATTAATACCAACTTGCATCACATTTTTACATTCGACATCAACCTCTACTCCATCTTCATCTGGTTCTTTACCAACCACATTACGGCAAATAAAGGCTGTTTCAACCTTCTCTCCAATTGATCTTGCTCGAATATTCAAGAACAAATACTCAATATCAAAAATTGGAAGTTTATCAATATCAACATCATCAACTAAACAGTTATTGATGACTTGTTTAATCGTCTTATAAATTGATTCTTCATCGCTGCTCTGAAGAGCCATCAATAATAACTTTTCTTCTTTCACCAAGAAAGGTCGAAATTTTACTGGTAGTGGATAAGATAATATCTTCAATTCAAAGATTGGTAAATCTATTTTTGGCAATGGCATATCAAAACCTCATTATGCGTTTACTATTCCTGTACTTGGATCTGCGAAAAAAGTTATTGAACGTTGCGAAGAATATCGCTAAATCTGACTGTTGCATCAGATAAGAATACCTCATAAGACTCATAAAAGAATGTTACTGTCATTTTTTGGAATCCATCATCAGCCCAATTTGAAGGCATCGATGCGAAATTTAATGGGTATGCATTAAATAGTTTTACTGTAAAGGATTTGGATGTAGCCCTACCTGCTATTCCCGCTGCAGTCAAATTTGTAAATTCCTCAAATGTAGAAAACAGTCCTCTGTCTCCTACTGTGTCTTCAAATTGAAAAAGTTGAATTTCACTGCAAACATAATCGTCGAAATACTCATTGTTTGTGCTTGTTGGTGAGATATTCCTAATCCAATCTGAGAAAATTTTATAAATTGGTAACTTGGTATTGTGATAGAATGTCAATGTAACTTCGTTCATATCACGTTGATATGCATTCTTCATCTTAAATCGACCAGGAATGCGGTGTTCTGTTGTTGTGAGCGTCTGCCCTGGAAATTCAATTGAATCGCAAAGAAATGTGAATTCTTGACTAGAAATATCTAACTCACCTCTGAGATCAGTAACTTCTGGTAAACTTGGAATTCGGATTGCAAATTTAGAACTTTTAAGCAAGTTCTGATTAAGCATTTTGCTTGGATCATAGATCCGATATGTCGGAGTACTTGCGCTGACAACAACTTCTTCTATTTCTGGATTTTCAATTTCTGTAGCCATTAACGATTATACACCATCTTTGCTGTTGGAAGAAATATCGCAGTTTCCCAATTATCTGGTTCGATGTATATGAGAGACGACATGATATGATCTGACAAATATCGTTTTACACAGCCCTCGATTAGTTTATATCTTCTAGATTTCGAGAGTAGATCATATGACAAACGGAAAACGGTCGTGTCGTCATATTTATCGTTGTTTATGAAGTCGTGTAGTCGATCAATGAGAACAAGGCGGCTGTATGGATCGAGATAATGTAGATTCAATCCAAGGAACCCATCGTCGTAGATTTCAATTGGTATTGTTAGCGGAAACTTATCCCACACAGGTAGAGTATCTTTATATTTTGGATCATAATGAAACATGTACATCTTGCCAATGAAGGCGCGAGCCGAGATTCGAGTAGCATCGTTTAAGATGTTCGATCTATTTGTCGGAATCCTCATCTTGGAGATTTTACCTCCAAGCCACGCTTTTGCCGCCTCTGTTCTTGGTCGAACACCCGCAGCGTTCATTTCTTTATTTAATTTGTCGAATAGCGATGGCATTAGATTCCTAGATCCTTTTCAGTGATAACTTTAAACGACCAATTTCGGTCTTTACAATATTCAGTAGCCGCTTTCCATTTAGCCTCGTTTATTCCATAAGTTGCAACTTCTTGGATATACTGGCGTGTGATTCTCTTCTTTACTTGCGGTGGAACTGCCTGTTTCAGCGGCTTCACCTCTAAAATCATTGCTTCTTGCACGCCATGTCGATTTTTAACTCGAACGAAGAAGTCTGGGAAGTAACGATGCCACCTTCCATCTATCGGGGATAAATACGGTATAATAATCTCTTCATTTGACCACTCAATAACATTTGGGTCGTCATCAAGGCGCACCATGACTCGGCGTTCCCAGAGACTTCTATACCAGACGCTCGTAGGATCACCTAAATATTTATTGGTATTTTTCGGACTGAATTTACCGCTGTAAGCCATCAAGTATTTATAGGAACATTTAATGTCAACACTGACAGCAGCAGAAATTAATCGGCAATTTGACAGAGCAATTGCTAATGCACCAACTCAGGCTGCAACATTGAATGAAGCAAGAGCAAAAGCACTATCAGCGATAGGAGCACGTGCATCTTCAACTAGGGGATCTTCAGCTGGTGGTATTTCTGCTATTAACGAGGTTCCAGCAGAAGAACTTGAACAAGTCACAACAACAACAACTGCTGCTACAAGTTTCAGCAAATCGGAGTTAGGGATATTAAAATTCCCTCAAAGTTTAGAAGCTGATGGTTCGCCATATATTCTCTTTAAAATATACGAAACAGTAACTGGATCAGTTCAAGTAAGTGATGCAACAACGCAATCAATCCGAACTGGCGCTCAAAGCCTGGGAGCTGCTACAGCCGCCATTACTGCTGCAATTCCTGCAGGAGAAGAACTAGCTGCAACTGCGATAGGTGCAGCAGCTGGTGGAGTCGTTGGTGGTGTTGTTGGATTGGCGGCAACAACTGGACCTGGTCAAAATACGATTATTTCGGCTGGACAGGCATTATTTGGCAATGATGTTAATATCATTTCTAGATCAAAAGAACTTGTAAAGAGTTTTGCACTAAAACGTAACATTGAACAACTTCAACTGGGAATTGCTCTGTTTATGCCAGATGGAATCAACACCAGTTACGACAATGAATATGAGGCTCTATCGTTAACAGCTACTCTCGGCGCAGTTGGTTTCGGCGCGCAGGCACTAGCCTCAAAGGGTGGTTCTGTTGATCAAACTAATGCATTTATTGCAGAAGCTGCAGGAAGCATTCTAAGTAGAATTGCTGGCAATGAAGATTTAACAAAGTTGGGAGTTTTTGCCACAACGGGTCGAGTTATTAATCCGCAACTAGAAATGCTTTACACATCTCCAGTTCTTCGTAAATTCACCTTCGACTTCAGAATGATCCCAAGAAATGCAGTAGAAGCTGAGTTGATACGAGCCATTATATTCAATTTAAAATATTTCGCATCTCCAACTATTCCAGATA